GGATCTGTTAACACTATTTCAGATAACACGTTAATCTTATACATGCTGTTAGCGTACGGCTGGATAATGATAGTTCCAGATGAGCTTTGCTCCTATGAAAAGTTTGATAGTGAGCTAGCGCTTTGCCTTTGTGGTGATGATAATACCTGGACCGTGTCCGATAAAGCACTTCCCTATTTTAATGCTGAAACGCTTATTAGGGAGTGGGCGAGAATTGGTATTACAACAACAACTGATTCCATGACCCCCCGTCCAGTGGAGGAGTTAGATTTTTTGTCGGCGCACACCGTGTTCATTGACGGTGTTGCTGCGCCTTTGTATAGTAGACAAAAATTACTCACGTCACTCCTTTACTCACGTGAAGCTGAGAACCCATCTTACACGCTAGTTCGGGCGTGTGCAATATTGAGAGTTGGTTGGACTGATCCCCAACTCCGTGGGTATCTCCGCGAGCTCATCTCTTGGTTAGTGAGTGAATATGACACCGTTCTGCAAGGAACTGAAGAATGGCGACAGGCCAAGTGTCAAATACCAACAGAGAGTGAGCTTTATGCCTTGTTCTTAGGTCGTGAATCCCGGCCAATGGAGAAACAGAGTGTAAATTGTATACACCGGGATAAAAACGAACTCGTGAATATTAACAAGATGAATGCTTTGCCACAACGACAAAGAACAAGAAGGATCCCGCGCTCGCGGCGGGGAGGAAGACGAAGAGCGAGGCTTATTGGCCCAAGACTCCCAAAGGGCAACTTTTTATCTGGCGGTCGTCGCGCCAATAATGGTGTGCCTGTTGGCAATAAGACAAGGAGGAATCGCGCTGCAAGAGCGCGTCGTGGAGCACGCCGAGGTGGCGCCGTTCGTGGTGCTGGGAATGCTGTGCTTGTTGGGAAGCCTTTTGGTATGGGTTCCCAAAATCGTTCTACTGGTAGTCGAAGGATGAAGAGAGTTCAAAATGATGAGTTTGTAGCAACCATCAGTTCTGGGTCTGGTTCCAGCCCTAATCCCTTCAATGTTACCTCCTACGCAGTGAACCCTGGCCAGAGTGCCACTTTCCCTTGGTTGGCAGGGGAAGCACAACAGTGGGAGAAGTACCGCTTTGAGTACCTTGAGTTCTATTTTGAACACGATGTGTCCGCCTTTGCAACGGCTGGGCCCACGGGAAAGGTTATTATGTCATTTGATTATGACGCAGCGGATTCACCACCCACCACCAAGCAGCAGATGTTGGATTCAGAACCACATGCTGATGGAATGCCGAACGAGGATTTTGGCTTGATTATGGAGCCAGCTGACCTCAGCGGAAGGACTGAC